AACTGAGTTAACAACCTCAGTCTAGTCACTCCGAAGAGTGGCTAGGGTATTACACCTGGATCTCCCAGAGGCCTTTCGACCCAACCCAGCCATTTACACGGCTGGGACCCACCTCGGCTTGATGCTGACGGTCCGAGGGCGTCCAGCACGCTCTAAGTGCCTCTCATCAAACGAAGGGGATTCCCCTCGCTTAAGGAAGAACTTAAGCAGGGCGTCACCACCGTCCAATGGATCAGACGGAATGTCCGAAATCACCTTATACGCCTTGACAAGGGGCGTATGGGTGTGTTCGGAAACTTTCTGGGCTTCATAGCCAAGAAAGCTGTGACGACCAAGCGCGGATGATGATGGCAATACAACCGGAAAATACCGAAGTACCTCCCGGATGTATTCATCTAACCATTTGCAAGTCTCCCAGTAACCAGCAAAGTAAAGCTGGTTACGGAAGGAGACGAGACTAATGGCTTCCGCTGCGTGCCCGGGATGTGTAGGGAATAGCTGACGGAAACGGACTATACTAACGTCCTCTCCATCATAGTATTCCTTACCGCAAGACTCTCTGAACTTTCCAGTCCAGAAAGACTTGCCGACGTTAACTTTTGCACCAAAATGCTCAAGCACGTCGACAACCCGATGTACGTAATCTTTGGGGACAATGATGTCATCCCCAAAGATGCGCACGCGATGACGAAATCTCCGAAGAAACTCGTCATCCACCGGAGTGTTGAGCTCATCACTAATCGCGATGAAGCAACAGGTCAAGAAGACCATCGCTTCAATCGGAAAAGTGAGGGCTGAACCCATAGACGCATATTTGGATAGACGGATAACGCCTTTTCCAAATAGAGTCAGATCAGCTTTGCGTGATCTGCAAGCGTCGACCGCCCAATGCAAATGTGGGTAGGCCGACAGCATTTCACGAACGAGCTGATTCGAGACACGGTCAGAGGCCTCACTCAAATCGAGTGTGGCCAGGCTCCCATCACGGGAACCCTTCTTGGCCTTACGCTGATTAGGCGTCTGGTCCAAGAATCCGATCATGGGGCGGAGGGTGTCACTCCTCTGTACCCCGTCGTACATCATCTCTTTCAGAGCCTGCTGCATATATTGCATATGCGTAGGTTCTTCAGCGATGATGCGCGGTGCGCTCAGCGTCTTAGGAACCGTGACAACCTTAACGGGTATCTCGGCTCCAGGTTCGAGGATGTCCACGGCGGACTCTTCAGCGAATGAAGAGTTTGGAAAGAGGAACTCTCCTGACGGAAAGATTTCCTCAAGCCGTGCGGTCCAGGTACGATTGCGATATTTTGCGTTTCCACGCA